TCGTAAGAAACAAAAAACAAGAGTATTTGGTCTTGATTCTACAAAAGATAGACGTGATCTTTTAATTGAAATTCTTCGTCAGAGAATGGAGTATCATAAAGATAAATTTATTTCTCCTATCATTTACAACGAACTCAAACAGATGGAAGTCAAGAGAAATGGTAAAGTAGAGCATTCTGATAATTCTCATGATGATCAAGTGTTCTCTTATCTCATGGCTCTTTATGTTTGGTATGAAGGAAAGAATCTTAAAGAGACTTTCAATATCACGAAATCTTCTATCAAAACAGATCAAGATATTGATGAAGTTGTTACTGGACTGGAAGAAAAGTATTCTGATATTGTGAAAGAGATTGAATTCATTCAAAAAGAGAATGAAGATAATCCTACTCTACAACAATTGAAAGAAACCCAAAAAGCAGCTGGTATTCTCTTCCCTGATTTCATTAAAAAGGAACGCCAGAAAGATGCAGAGATTACTCGTCTGATGGTTCAAAATAAAGTATTAAAACAAGCTTACGCAAATTCTCATAATATGACTCCAGAAGATGTTGATAGCTTGTTTATGGCAAATCAAAAAGGAATTCCTGATTCTGTATTGTTAGGGTTCAATACGTATGAAGATAATAATCAATCTCCAGAAGAGAAAATTAATCAATTAATTTATGATATCGAAGAAGAAGATAGATAACGTATCCCTCTACCTTCTTAGGGTAGAGGGACTTTTTGAAAGGAGAAAAACAAATAGAAGAAGTGTAATGAAAACAACGATCAAAAACTAGGAAAGGAGGTAATCAAGAACAACAACAAACCTACCACCAACACAATCATAGAAAATGGCACCCATTCATTCTCTATGATTATATAAAAGTCATAAAAAATGCAGGGTAAAATAATTTTCAGGCATATACTATATATATGAGGTAATATATAGAGGTAGTTTGTTTGTTTGATGAAAGGAGTTATTTTATCATGATGAAGATCAAAAACAGACTCATTAATTTCAATCAGGTTGGAGCTCATACTTGGGTTCAGAAGTTGTTCATGATCTACAATACTGTTGGCCGGTATAAGATTATTCCAGATCATTACAATCCAGAAGAGGAAGGTAAAGGTTATGTTCTCGAACGCATTGTATCAATAAATGGAGATATTTCTGTTAAGCATATTGCTCATGCAGATAGTGTGATCGACCTCTGCGAGAAAGCAGAAAGTGATTTGTTTGATTTCATCTTGTTGGAAACAACGAAAGCTCATAATATCAATGATTACAATATCGCTTATACTATGATTAATATCATTCGTATTCTTGATCGTTTTATTGATTTGATTTATGTGAAAGAAGTTGCTGGAGCAAAAAATGAAGATATCATGTATTCTTGCACTAGGTTGAGAGAGAAATGTGTTGCTTACCTCAGAGGATATTTTAGTATCACGAATAGGGAAGGTAGATTCATTCCTATCTTGATCAATAAATTCAAGAATAGAGATAAAGAACTGAAGAAGATGATGTTCGATATTCAGCAGTCTGTTCTTCTTATTTGCATTAGTAATGCTGAAAAAGATAAGGATAAGGAAATATATGATATCCAGTATGAATTAATTTCTACTGTTCGGCATATCTTTAAACTTTCTCATGATAAGTTTGAAATTTGAAGTTGTTTTCATTCTAAGAGAGGCTATTCTTGGCCTCTCTTTATTTTTTAATTCTATTTTAAACTAATATATAGATTAATAGAAGGGGGATATACTATGGATAATTTCCTTGCAAATAACCAGGCATTCACGGTAAGATCAGAAACAGATTTGGCAAATATTCTATCTCATTTCGATGCTGAATTTGTTTTTGATGTGATGGAGAATGCTTTCGATGAAATAGAGAATGATTTTAAACCGATTACTCTACCAAATGCTATTGATGCATTTGAAGCAAATTTTAAAATCATTGTAGATAACTTCCCTGATGATAGAGAAGATGTAATTGATAAGAGAGATGAAATCTATTATAAGATTATTTCCATTATTAGCAATCGATTTGGATTTGAATTTACAATTCCAGATGGAGTAGATTCTTTCGCTTCAGCAAAATTTATTTATGACTTCTTTATTTCTAATTTTGATATCTATATGATCAATTATCTGTCAGATTTCATTATCAGAGAATCTGATCAGATTTATAAATCTTTGAATCTGGAACAGTTTAAGAAAGATAAAGATACAACTACAATTTATAGTAAGAAAGTTTATGAAGATCCGAATATGGCAATCATTTGTTCTCATATGGATTTGGTCCTTCAATTGATTGCTGGAATTGATTTCGATTTTGAAGATATCATCAATAAGATCTACCAGAATAATATTAATATCATGAATATTTTTGGCCACATTCAGTTCCAAGAAGATTTCTTTAGAAGTACTTATCTAAAGATTATCTTCAATCCAAATTTACTTCCTCTTGTTAATACATATCTTAAGATTGAAATTCAGAGAAGAACAGCTCCTCCGGATAGTCCCATTAATTTTAATTTCTAAGGAGATTCATCTATGGATAAAGAAAAACAGATAAAGAAAGCTATGAAAGGAGAATCAACTTTTGCCGAAGCAATTGCTGGAAAAGAATTATCTCCCGAATTGATTTCGAAGATTCAAGAATATTACAAATTAGCAACAAAAGATCGATCGATTATTTCGTCGATTGATGATAAAGATTTATTGGATTTATTTCAGAATAGTATTAATAATCGTTATGATACTTTGAAAGAAATTTGTGAAGCTATTGATCTTGATAATGAAAAGAAAGAAACTTCGAAAGTTATCAACGGTATGAAACAAGATATGGATAAAATCGTTTCTTCAAATGAGGAAACGAGAAGAGAATTAATGGAGAAGAAAATTGTAGATAAAGCAAATCTATTACCAGATGGAGAAGAGAAAGAGAAATTATTGGCAATGAGCCAAGCATATACAGATGCTTACAAATTAACTCCTCTGGTGGAATTTATTTACAAAGATGATTTTAAGAAGAAGTATGAGAAAGCAGTAAAGAGATATAACAGATATTTTACAGACTTCGATTATATTCTGGAGAAAACATCGAATGCTTCTGTATCGAATCTCACTAAGATTTATCAGTTGATGAATCGAACGAAAGACGAGAAAAATACTCGAATTAAATTTGAGAACGATGAACCCATGCAATATTGTTTAACATTAGCTCTTTATTGTGAAGATGTGAAATATACGGATAAACCTAAAGTTTGGTATATGTACTCATCTATCATTAGTATGCTTCATATCATGTCATCTTATACATTGACTCCTTTTATCAAAGAAAAAGTAGATTATCTCAATCAGTTTTATGATGAAATCAAGAAAGTTCTCTAAAGCTTGACATCGGGGTAAATACGATAAAAGGAGGCTTTAGATATGGCTGATCTGAGTAAGTCAAACAACATTCCGATGTTGATTGATGTGATCCCGACAGGATATATTTCATTATCGTTAGCATTTGATTATTCTGATAATGATTATGATTACAAGATAGATCTTAAAGTTGGTAATAAATATGATCTCATCTATGTAGAGAATCGAGAACTCAAGAGAAACGTTGGAGTTCTCAGAGACGTTACAAAGATTTATACATATGATGATGAATGCATTGGTAATTGTGGATGTGGAGATTGCTCTGGTGGATGTAAAGTGACTTCCACATCATGTGGATCATGCGGTGCTTGCAATTCAGGTGGACTAGATGGAAGCACAGCAGAATATCTTCTTACTTTTGATTGCTCTTCCGATTTTTCCTGCAATAAAGTAAGAGTGAAAACTTCTCAACTTCGTAGTGTTACAGAATTTATTCCATATGCTGATGAAAGCACAGAAATGACAGATGCAAAATCTACTGGTGGAACAACAACCGGTAAAATCATAAAAGTAGAGGTTACTGGTGGAGAAGTTGATCCTGGTAAGAATAAAGGTACAGGTGGAGAAATCGGTGGTGGAGACATTGACGATCCTGGAGGAACGACAGAAGGAGGAGCTACTACTGGAACCAATCCTAATGGAAATACCATTACAATTGTAGAAGGTAAAGTTTATGGAGGAAAAATTTCTAGTGGTACTCTGATCTCTGGTGATATTGTTCCTGGCTCTTATACTCTTATCAGTGGAACTACAAATGCCGATACGGGAAAAATTGAAAATGCTCATTATACTGCAGATTTTACAAATATTGTAGTTATAAATTCTACTGTTACGGGTGGAAGAACAGATTCTACATCAGGTGGTAGAGTTATTGATACTACAATGAAAGATCCGATTATATTTGACGGTACGATTACGGATCCGAATAATCGAACAACAAATGGAACTACTATTGGAAACATTACATATGCAGGAATCTCTAGAGGAACGGTTACTGGAGGAATTGCATATGGAATTATTGATAACAGACCAGCAATTCTTGAAGGAAATATTACAACCACAGGAGCTGTTACATCTGGTGGTATTACTACCGGTGGAACAATTATTGGAGGATCCAGAACAGTTGATGGCATAACTATTGGAGCTACGGTTGTTGGTGGTAAAACTACAGGTGGTATTGCTTATGGTGGAACTACAACAGGAGGAACTGTGTCGTTTGATACTGGTAAGGTTACTGGTAGATTGAATGAGACTCTGACTCCTGCGACCATTGATAATTCTAAGAAGAGTAATCGTAGAGTTCTGGATGGACTTATTGTTTCGAATGATTATGTGCGTGGTGTTCGTAGTAATATTGCAGATAATGATGCTCATATTACGCCTGCAGTTCCTGCTATGTATACAACCAAGAAATCTGCAATTGCTCCTCATTGGGAGAAGGGTGAAGAAGAGTATTTCACATCGAAAGAAGATATTGATCGTCTATTCAATAATTAAGAAGGAGGATTATTATCTTGATAGATGCTAAGAAGAAACTTGTAAGATATATCGATCTTATCTATTTCAAAAAGAAATTAGATGAATATCTGGATAAAAGATTATCGGAATATATCAAAATTGATAAAGATAAATCTCTGTCCACTAACGATTTCAATAATGAGTATAAAGCTTTTCTCGACAAACTTATTAATAACAGTGATGGAGAATATATCTCTGAAGATGAGATCGATGATATGTTCGACGACGATCCTAAAAATCATCTCGAAGTAAAACAACTCAGAGGATTATTTACTGTTGAAAAATAAATTTTAAGATTTGGAGGAATTGGTCATGACTATTTCTAAGGCTACTCTTCTCTCTGTTCTTACAAAGACGAAAGCTAAGCAGGATGCTCAGAACGAAGCTACGTATGTGAAGAAGGAAACAGGCAAGGGTCTTTCGACGAATGACTATACGGCTACTGATAAGACGAAGCTTGATGGTGTTGAGACGGGTGCTCAGGCTAACGTTATTGAGTCGGTGTCGGTTGATGGTACGGCTCTGACGGTTACGAGCAAGGGTGTCAATATTGATCTTAGTGCCTATGCTAAGAGTGCTGATATCTCGACAGTCTATAAGTATAAGGGCACGGTTGCTACGTATTCTGCTCTTCCGACGGCCGATCAGGTTGCTGGTGATGTGTATAATGTTGAAGCTGCTGATGCTACGAATGGTATCAATGCAGGTGACAACGTTGCATGGAACGGTACGGCTTGGGATAATCTTTCTGGTATTGTTGATCTTTCTGGCTATGTTGCCAAGGAAGATGGTAAGGGTCTTTCGACGAATGACTTCACGGATGATCTCAAGAATAAGCTTGATACGCTTTCCGCTACGGTTGATGAAACAGTTTCGGATGAAGAAATCGCTGCTCTCTTCACGACATCCGGCAGCTCCGAAGGCTAATTTTATTTCATAACTAATTGAAATAGTTGAAGCATGAAAGGAGTCTATGCTTCGGCATAGACTCCTAAATTTTAATATGAGGTGGGAAGAAAGTAATGACGATCTCTAAAGCGACGTTGTTATCATCGTTAGGAAAGGTTATAGAGAAAATACAACAATCTTTTATCTCCAATGAATCTGCTACTCAACTATATACGCTTAATGGTTTCTCTCCTAACTATTATCATAGATCTCAGATGATGGATGTAAGTAATAATACGGTAAATATATATGAGACTCTGGTAAATGTAAATGGATATGGATGTGTATCAGCAAGTAAAACTTCTATTGATTTAAATACAACGTCATCTTGGGATGATTCTACTCTAGCCACCCCATCAAATAGAAGTAATAAGAATATTCATTTATTTGCCTACTCTGATTCAGGAGAAGCCAAATTTAAATTAAGTGTATTAGGTTCTATCGATAATCACAGATTAATCGGAGGATTCTATTGTGGATCTAATGGAAGTATTGTAAGCAATACACAATGGGACTTAGAATTTCGTCCTATTTCAGATCCAGATGGAATGATCTATATTAAAAATATTAATCGATGGGTAGATATCAATACATCAGAACAAACCTATACATTTGAAACTGGAAGTAAAGTTTTATCCGATTTAAATAAATCTCTGTTATCCTATGACCAGTTATCAAGTATCTCATCGAATACCAGTCTATCTAATATTACTGGTAGATATCAATGGGTATCGGATATTATCTACACGGATAGTGTAAAGAGATTGGCATTTGGAAAAGAGAGTTCATCTGATATTAGCATTGATGATAGTGGAACATCGTTATGCTATATCAGAGGTTGTTCAGAGACTAAAGTTGATGGAGGTAGGAACTAAATGAAATTCAGAACTTATAATCAGATTCGCTTCTATGCTATTTCAAATGGAGTCGATATTGAAGATGATTATAAAGGAAATGTTTTGAGTGCTACGATCGATAAGGTGAATTATATAGGATCGACAAAAAATAAAAAAGAGATTAAGAAATATAAAACTGTACTCAAAACAGTTCTGGATTATTATTTGAAGAATGAGTCTGAGAAGGTATTGGCTGCAGATGTAGAAACAGAAGCATTTGTGAATAATGTTTCTGATAGTGATTATTTGATTTCTGTACATGACAGTAAACTTCTCATCGAAGATGCTCTTATTTCTACGATCAAAGCTAGAAATGATAAGAAGTTCGATCTTATTATTAAAGAAGGAGCAGATCCTAATTCTAAAGATATGCGTCCTGTAATTATTGCTAGTAAGTATGGAACTCCTCATATGCTTGAGACTCTGAATAAAGATTTTAAAATTGATTGGAATACGAGTGATAACATGTGCTTGCTGATGGCATCCAGATTCCAGAGCAAGGAAAATATTAATAATTTGATCAGCTATGGAGCCGTTGCTGGATGCAAGAAGGATGTTATAAATAAAATGCTTGAACAAAGATTTGGTGAGGATGATGAAGAATGGCTGAAATCCCTAGCTTTGTAAAGCGTGTTGGAGATTCTATTGTTTATAATGGTGATGGGGAATTTATTTTTTATGTGCCAGAGAAACAATATGATCTCAGTATTGTAAAATCGATCGGTGATTATATTTCTCTATTGGGAGTTATTAATTATTCGATTGAGAAGAATGGAAAATCTTCTGGGTTGAAACTGTTCAACTGTCCTACTAGATTTATAACGAAACCCTATACATTTGAAAAAGTAAGAGGAGTTCGTCTGATTAAGACAGATAAGAAACAAGATTATCGATTGCTCAAATATAAAAAGGGCGATCCCATTATTGTTTCTGTAAAAGTACCAGAAGAAATTGAGAATGTTGAGCAGATGATGAATCTGTTTGTTATTACTGGTAACGTACCAAATACGATTCCATACGATAAATTACAAAACTATTTTATCGAGAATATGGATATGAATGGTAATAGTTATGGATTGTCCCTGCAGATGTTTGGAATAATTATTTCTGAATTGTGTAGAGATCCAAAGAATCTAGATCAACCATTCAGATTAAGTAAAAGTAAAGATATGACGAATTATCAGACTTTATCTATTAAAGAGATATCTAAGATGATTAGTCCGTATAGTGCTATT